AATAAATCAGATTTTCCTCCAATTTTATTAAATATATTAGCAACTGAATCACCTGTATTTTCAGCTATTTTAGTTGCATTTCTAAGAGCTTTATTATCCACAGCACCAAGTACTTTTTCTACACCTTTATCAGCAAGTTTTGCTGTTCCTTTAAGTCCTTTTCCTGCAAGTCTAAAGACTCCTTCAGTAGGAGACATTAAAGCTTTTGCACCTTTAGTAGCTGCTTTAGCTGGTAAAAATGGTATATCCATTGGATCAGCAAACACATCTAATCCAAATCCTAAGACATCTGATAGGTCTAATTGACCTTTTGTGTCATCCATACCTAAGTCAACCAGTAAATTCTTTCCACTTGTTTTTCTCTCACCAGTTATACCTTGTCTTAAACCTTCAAAGAAGTCTTCACCATTTATAGCATTGGATATTCCAGTAAATAAGGCATTTTGTGGTCTATTAATTAATTCAAATATGTCAAATAATATATTTTGGTCTTTCTCTAAATTAAGAGCTTTCTCTATAAAATTTCTATTATCAGTTGCCTCTTCTGGGTTTTTACCTATGTTTTTCAACCTTGTTTCATAATTAGAAAGTTGCTTTTTTTGATTATAGGTATTACTTTTTGTGGAAGTTGAACTTCTTCCTCTAGATGGTCTTCCAATTTCTTTATTAATTGATCTTCTTATTTGATCTCCATAACTAGCCATTATAAGACCTCCTTACTTATATCTATTTAATATTGAATTTATATTATTTCTAGCAACATTTACATTTTTTGAATCAAGTGCATAATCATATTGAATAGCTTTAAGGGTATCCATAGCTTCATTCTTTATAATATTTTTAATAGTATTCATATTAGATGTTTGATACTTTTGGTTTTTCTCCCAATTAGGCATACTAGAAGCTTGTGCTATTTTATCTTCTACATCAGAAGATAATAATGATAAAGCACCTGAAAGAGCATTAACTCTTGCTTTTGCAGAGGCATTACTTGCTGAACTACTACCTCTTGAAGCTGCTGCTTGAGCTCTTGCTGCATTTACAGCATTTACATAGTTTTGTTCATTTTGAGCAATAGCTGCTGCTTTTTGAGCTGCTAAATTACTTGCAATACTATTCAATGTTTCTTGCCAATCTTGCTCATTTCTATTCATCTTGGTGTCACTATCTTCTTCATAATTTCTTAATAGTGTAGCTAATTTATCCATAGCCTCTTGATTAGAACCTGCTGATCTACTTATTTGTTCACTTTGACCTATTAAGTTTTGAAGTTGGGCTAATTGCTGTAACCCACTACCTCCTAATCCTCTAGCTGCTGCTGAGATACGATTTTGTCTATTAGCTTGTTCTCTAGCACTTTCTAGACTAGCTTGTTCTGATAAATAACTTGTTTTTTGATTTTGTACGTTTCTAGCATTTTCTTCTTGAAATCTTTTTAATGATGTTAATAAATCTTGCCTAGTATTATTATATTTTGTTTCGGCAGCCTTTCTTTCTGATTCAGCTTGTTGCTCATATGCTGAAAGTAAACCAGATATGTCTGCTTTCATAACAGAATAGCCACCCCCACCAGAGCCACTACCTCCACCATATGCTTTATATAATGAGTTTAAGTCATAATCATCTTGTTTTTGTGGACCTATAAATGATGAAGTTGCTTGAGTTGATGTGTTCGCTTTTGTAGGTGATGTATAGGCTATATTTTCAATTTTGTAATTATCTAAAACAGGGATATGTGCCCCTTTACCTGTTCCTGACCAATCATATTTTGTGTAAGCCATAAAATACCTCCTTTGTATAGTATTCTTCAAATATAGTATAGCATAAACTTTTTAAATAGTAAATATAAAAAGAAAAAAAGTAGAGAGGCTATTATCTACTTTTATCCTGAATTGTATATTTCTATACATATCCATTGTACTCTAATTTTACAAATAAGTCAATATAACTAAATAAAATATGACCATACTTTGTGTGGTTTAGCATCAATATCATCTAGCCATGCATGTGCCATATTTATATATGTTGTTACTTCTTCTGGATTTATTACATTTTGATAGTCATTTACTAAACTATTCATTACAACATACATATCACAAAGTCTGTGAGTATCATTATTTATAGCATTTTCAACAGTTTCCATACTCCAATATTCACCTAATGGTTTCATATCTTCTACTATTTCTTTTGCTAATTCTTGATCAATTTCATAGTTATAAGCCATACCTTTTATTTTGTTTTTATATCTTTTAAATTCATTATGATTAGTTTCTTTTATTTCATATAATAAATCTACAAGTATATCACTAAGACAATCCATGTCTTCTTGTTTACCATTTCTAACTATTTCTTTTATATATTCTTTCATAATACCTCCTAAGTAGTTTGTGTTCCTCTAGCATTTAAACATCTTGTATTAAATAGAACAAATTGACCATTAGCATATCCTGAATTTTGATCACCATAACCTATACAATAAGGTACTCTTTTATTTAATTGATTAGCTAATATTTGGTTACCAAATTTGCATAGTAATGGTATGTTATTTTCTCCTACTTGTATTGATACAGGATAATTAGCTGTTGCATCTGGTGTATTAAAAGCAATTATTAATTTATATGTTGCTAAATTAGTAACATTTTTAATAGGTGTATTAGGAACAAGTACTATTTCATTTGTTCCTGTTGTAGCATTACTTACTACTATTGTATTACAATCACAATTCATAATTATCTCCTTTCTAAAAAAGACTAGACTTATATTGTCTAGTCAGTATAAGTCAACTCATTAATATAATGAGGAATTGCACCCACATCCATAATAGCATGGTGGTTTTGGTGCTGTTGTTGCTAAGTTACTTAAAATGTTATTAGTAATATAAGCACTTTGTCTTGTATTGCTAAGCTCATCACGAGTTACAGCAAGTTTGTCTCTTAATTCGTTGATAACATTTTCGTTCATAGCTCCTAAGATAGTATTAGTTTGGTTAGAGATTTGATTAGATATACCAGCAATACTATTAGATAATTGGTTTGATAAATCTTTAATTAATACTGCATTATCATATTTATTATTTAATACAGTATCATTTACCATAGCTAAACTGTTTTGAATTTGTCTTGCATTGGCATCTTGTGTCTGATTGAACAAACTTGATTGTATGTCACTTAACCCAAGAGCTGTTCCAGTGTTTCCACCAAATCCAAATCCATTACCATATCCAAATATCCCAGCAATAATTAGTAATCCAATTAGACCACTCCAATCTAAACCGATTCCATTTGTACCGTTCATATGCTCCTCCTTTCTTTATTTATATTAACTATAAAGTTAATACCCTATTTAAGCATATTCTTTAGACCATCTACTTGATCTTGTGATACATTATTCTGCTTCATTAAATTTTGTAAGGCTTGTTCTCTGTTAGGATTGTTTAAAAAAGCTTGAGCCATTTGCCTTTGTTGTGGAGTCATCATGTTTAGAATCATTTGTTGTGGATTACCACTTTTTATTATTTGTTGCAAAAAATTTAGTGTCATTTGTCTTTTCCCCTTTCTTTTAATTGTTCCTCAAGGTCTTTCACTTTCTTTCTTAGTTCCTCATTTTCAAGTTGCTCAGGTGTTTTAGGTATAATAATATCATATTCCTTTATATCCCCATTTAATTCCTTTATTGTAAGTTTCGCATTATCTAATGAAATAAATGCTGTTCTTCTTTGAACTATTATTTCACTAGGTTTTTCTTCCTTATCTATAAACCTTGCTTCAAATTCAAGTGGTGTACTGTTTCCTACATTGAATACATTCATAGGTGGTTGTCCTTGATACATTCTCATTAAGTTATCAATTTCTTCTTTTTGTCTAGATAACTTATCCAACATAAAATTATTCTGATACATTTTACTTCCTCCTAAATTAAAAGAAGAAGTAGTAAAATAGAACGAACATCACCCTTAATATTCTCAAATTCCTTTTCTTTCATAAACTTCTCCTTTCCTCTTTATTGTCTCATAATTAAAAGAACCTAGTAGTTCTACTAAGTCCTTTTTATAGTTCTTTTATATGCTTTGATATAATTTTCAAGATATTCTCTTTATGTCTTTTCATATAGCTAAGAGATTTTGGATTTTCATTTTCTTTTACAAGTTCTTCAGCTATATCAGAGAGGCACACACCATCTAAGTAATATCTTGTCGCTATGTAGCGATCATCTTCATTCCTGATATATTCATCTATCAGTTTTTCCCATTTACTTCTGGGAAGGTCTAGTAAATGGCTAGGAAGCTTTATTCTTGCTTGTGCCATTATTTTTACTTTTCTTGTAGGCTAAGGAAAATAATGTATTTTTTATGTTTGAAGATTTACTTGAATTTGTCTTTTTAATTGCAACTCCCTTTGAGTTACCATTTTTATTAGTTCTCATTCGTAATCTTTGAGCCATTTACAACATCTCCTTGATAACCAGAATTGATATTATTAATACCTTCTCCATCTTGTTCATAACCTACAAAATCATATGCACTGATAAATGATATAAATAAATATATTGATAAAGTTAAGGCTAAAATTAATGCAATTATTATACCAAATAACCATTTTATCATACTATTCCTATTCCTTATTTCACTATCATAAAGCACAAATGGAATAGTACTCACTTCATGTTCTCTTTTTTGTTTTTGCATTATTTACCTCCTTTAAACTTATATTTTCTTTTAGATAATTATTATGTATGGATGCAAACATAGCATCTAGATGACCATTTACTTTACCTTTATATTTTTCTTTGTAAACCTTATATCTATCCTCTAATTCAAAACATCTTCTATATTGATTTTCATCTAATCCACTATTTATTAATAGTGCATGATAATTAGTAATGCTTTGTTTGATATTAGAAATGTCCGTAAAATCTTGATTTTCTTCTAATTTATCTACTTTAGAGGAGAGATTACTCACTTCTTTTTTAATATCTTGATTTAACAAATTTCCTATATTTCTCAAAATCCATGTAATAGGATTTATTTTAATTGGTGATATTTCTATACCAATTAACCCTAAGATACCTACTATGGTACCCCATTCTTTTATGTAGTTCATCATATTTAATTATACCTCTCTTTCTATTTGTATCCCACAACTCTATATATATAAATTCTATTATCTTGAGTCACATTGTTTATTGTTTTATTATAAAATCTCATTTCTAAATTTTTGTCAACTGTCATAGAAGTGCCACTAATATTCATTATTTTTGTGTAAAAATATTGATACAAATTAGTTCCATCTTGATAATATGCATTTATACTTAAATCAACTTTTTTCCCATTAGGCAAATAAATTTTTTCTGATTTATGTAAAGAAGAAGCATAATAATAAATTTCAAGATAATCAAAATTTGCTGCACTTTCACTTAATGTAACAGTACTATTTGTTCCAGTACCATTTGAATCATTATACAATACTGTACCAAAATCACTTAGTTTAGTAGGAACTGTTATATTTGCTGTTTTATCAGAACTAGCATTTGCTGTGAAAGTTTCTACATCTGTTCCATTCTTTTGTATTGTTAATGTTGCATTATTTACTGTTGGAATAGTAGGTTTGTTACTTAAATCAGGATAACTGCCACTAAATGTACTGTACGAAGTTGTATCAACTGTACCATCATTTTTTAATAGTCCTGCTGTATTACTTGGCTGTATAGCAGTATCAGCTTTACCTAATGATGTTTGTACTGCACTTTCCATATCAGAACTTGGTATACCCCCACTTGGTTTACTATATGTTCCTTTATTTGAAAGAGCTGTTGTGATAGCATCTTGACTCATTGTATTTGTTGTTGAACTTCCTGTTGTTTGAGCTAAACCTGTTTTAGTTAAAAAATCACTTGTATCTATTGTAGGTCCTAATTGCTCCCATCTTTCAGTATTGTTATCTTCTATCCATACATAGCCTGAACTATCATCTTCAACATAATACACATCACCAACATTATTATTCTGGCTAGGTAAAGCACTTGCTGTTGCAACACTACCTTTTAAAGTAAACACTGTTCCTAATGCTGCTATTTGTGCATCAACATAACCTTTTCTTGTTAAATGATCTGCATCTGTTGGTGTTACAGAGGATTTTGGTAAAGTGCTAAATGTTTTTACTCCACTTATAGTTTGTGCTTGATCTGTAATAAATTTATTAGTTTTATTTGTATCATCAACTAAATCACTAGATAATTTATGTGTGCTATCTATTGTGGCTTGTTTAGCATCTAATGCATTTTTTAGATCTGTTTGATCTGATAGAGTACCTCCAATACTGCCCCAATCAACTGAATCATCTATTGTAATGTTACCACTACCAAGTAAACTCTCATTGTTAATAGTCTTTATATTTGTTCCTGATACTAATAATGGTTGAAGATTTGACCTTTTCAAAACAAAATACCATTTTTCTTCAATATCATCATAATATATAGCTATAGTTTCACTACCAATTGTTGTATCATCTACAGTTTTAAAAGATATAAATAAATGGCTATTTAAAGATTCTAAAGGTCTATAATCAACATCAGGTATTACTGAAGCACCAGGTACGGCATGAATATAAAAGCAATAACCTTTCGTAGGACTGTCTTGAGATATTTCTTGACTAATTTGTTCTAATTGACTAATTAAGTCTGCAGAATGAACTTCATCTATATAACTATTGTTTTGCATATTAAACAAAGCCCCGCAATAATCAGTACCTATATCTATTATTTCTACATTTTCAGGCAGAGTTTGAATAGCTGTATCAGCTTTACCTAGGGAAGTTTGTACTGCAGTTGATAAATCAGTAGCTGGTATTCCTCCACTTGGTTTACTATATGTACCTTTATTATTCCATGTATCCTTTTCTGTAGCTGTTACAAATTTATTTGTGTTATTTGTATCATCTACTAAATCACTTGAAAGTTTATGTGTTGAATCTATAGTATTTTGTTTTGTACTATCATGATATGTATTATCTATAAAGCCACTATCATTTGTTAAATCACTTGTTTTACTTGGAATAGTTGGTTTATTTGATAAATCATTATAGCTACCACTTGTTGCTACTGTTGCTAAACTAGATGTTTTTGTATAGTTAGTTAAATCATCAACTGATTTAGTTATAAAGCCACTATCATTTGTTAAATCACTTGTTTTACTTGGAATAGTTGGTTTATTTGATAAATCATTATAACTTCCTGAAGTTGCAACTGTTGCTAAATCACTTGTATCTGCTTTACTATCTAATGCATTTTGTAAATCTTCTTGATTTGATAATGTTCCTGTAATACTACCCCAAGTGCCTCCACTACCACCTTCTCCATCACTAACTGTTGCAGTAGTTGTACCATTCTTATCTGTTATAGTAATTGTGGCTACTTTACCAGATTTAGTAACTGTTGCAGTTGGGCTGTATCCATCTTGTCCTGGAGCTCCATCTTCTCCTTGAGGACCTTGCACACCTTGTGGTCCTTGAATACCTTGTGCACCTGTTTCTCCTTGTGGTCCTTGAATACCTTGTGCACCTGTTTCTCCTTGTGGTCCTTGAGGACCTACTAATGAATCTAACCATTCTTCTTCGGTTCCTACAAAACCTTCTTGTACAGCTATTTCATAAGCAGAATAACCTCTACCACCAACCTCTTTTTCATGAGCACTTACCATTTTTGGTGTTGGTCCTTTTGGATTAGATGTTCGTAAATTTAAGGATGAATTTCCTATTTTTAATTCCATACTAATCACCTACCCATTACCATTTTTTACTTGAAAGACTTCACCAGATACCACAGTATCCTGCACTGTATTATGCCTTAAATATCTGACATAATAAATATAATTTCCAGGTGTAATGTTTTTTGATTCATCTTCAGTTAGTTGTAAGAAAAATCTGAATTTTTCAGTACTATCTAATTCATTTAAAAAGTCTTTAGTAAGAAGTGTTTCAGAGTCTTTAGATTTCTTTAATTCAAATCTCATTTTGTCTTCAGGTGCAAATGTAACACCTGTTATATCAAAAGGTAACTGAATACCATAGTCATAAGCATCCATTATTATTTTGTTTCCTTGAGTTATAAATGCCATAAACATCCTCCTTCTATATTTTAATTATATAATATTTTTTCTAAAAAGTAAATTAATTTATACCATCTTTCCATGAGCCATTTGCTTTTATATATGGTATTGCTTTTTTCCATGTACCACTTACTTTTATATAAGGAATACATGTTTTCCATGTACCACTTATTTTTTGTCTTACAACACAATCTTTGGTAGTAAAAGTGTTCCAATTACTATTAGCACTTCCACCAGCTGTAGTAACATAACCTCTATACCAATATTGTGTACCTGGATTTAATCCTGTTATAGTTTTATCTGTTGGATTACCTTCATAATAGGTCCAAGTAGAACCTCCATCTGTTGATAAATCCCAACCTCCTCCTGTTATACTTAATGTTTTTGTATCAATATCACTTGTTAATCTTACTGATTTCTCACTTATAGAACTAGCACTAACAGAGTTATAACTTGGCTTTCTATATATAGGTGTCAGTGAAATACTTCCAGTATGTTCCTCATTACCACTATTATAAATCTTACCTTTAAGTTTAAAAGATACAGGATCAGCAGTACCATCAGATTTGTGATATACCCTAATAGTACCTTCTCTTGAACCTTTAGCTGCTGGGAATGTTTGTGAGCTCCAATAAGTAGTTTGTGTAGGAAATATAACTTCATTGTTTAACTCAACACCCCAATTATAGACATCATAATAATTATGTTCTCCACCTATTGACTCAAGTTTATAACTTATATCTGAATAGTTTTCTGCTGTATTAACTTCTGCTTCTTTTACTGTTAATTTTAAGTATCTCCCTTGATAAGAAGATGATTGAACACTTGCCATATTTTACCTCCTAATTATACTTAAAGTAAATATCCCCATTATTTCCACCAGATGGATTAGCAGTACCTGAAGTAATATTTATATTAGTATTTATTTCTACCCAACTGTTCCAAGTAGAATTTGATGCATTTCTTGTTCTCACAAATATTTTATCAGAATTTGCATCTAATAAAACTTGTTTTCCAGTTAAAGTTGAATCACCAGCTAAAAAATTTAAAATAAGTAATCTGTTAGTTGATGTATATCCTGAAGGTAATGTTCCTGTTGCATTAGTTACAGCATATAAATGAAATCCTTTGCTTGTTAAATTATTTATATTTGTTCCACTTGCTAACTCACTAATACTTGTAAGCAAATCATTAAGATAATTGCAACTATATGTATCTTTTTCACTATCACTTGAACTATTTTTAACATTTCCAACAATTCCAACAAGTTGCTCTACTTTTCTTATTTTTTGTGTTGTTGGTGTTCCTGTTACAGCTTCCCATCCATCTGGAATATCTTCACCTTCATAGTCAATTTCTGTTCCTAAAGGTAGAGTATCCGTTGCTTTAAAATATATTTCATCAAAGACTCCTTGATCATTCCTATATTTCATAATTAACACCTCCTTAATTTACTTTCATTAATAATACAGTTATTGATAAAGTATCATCACTATCCCACATATTTCCTATGTAAGAAACATGTATTCCATCAATTCTTGAATCAAATTCTATTTTGCCTTCAATTTCGCCTTCATTATCATAATATATAATAGGCATATTTTCTATGACTCCTTCGTTAGGAGTTTCTACTTCATTTGCTATAGCATAACAGTTACTTTGTGTAAAACCTTCTGGATAAGGTAAAATAATTGAACCTGCATAACTAAATGCTGTGCTTACTATAGATAAAGAAGCTGCACTTGCTATTTCCATTTCTCCTGTTACTTCTGCTAAGTTTCCATCAATATATTCTTTTACAGCATGTACACTAGGAGCTCTATGTGTTTGTGTTCCTTCCATAGAGTCTACAACTTCTGTTCCTAAAGAACTTATTACTTCATCTGGATTTATCCATAGCTTTGTTGCTGGATTTGTTGGCTGTGTATTTGTTATAGCAACCACATTACCAGAACCTGTTGTAATTCTTTCATTTCCTGTATCTAGTGCTGTTTCACCAGTTGATGTATTATAAAGTATTTGTCCATTTTTAATAGATACATTATTTAATTGAGATGTTGAACCTTTATAGAAGGAAACTGCTTCACCACTATTCCAAGTCCAAATATGTTCATCCAAAATGGATTGTAATTCACTATCCAACCTTTCAACAGCATCATCTACAATATCTTGAAGATGTGCATCATTTGCATTTATACCAGCTTCTATAACTCTAAAGTTATTGTTTAAATCAACTGCAAATAACTTATCACCATCAACAAAATCTTTTTTTAGAACTATATTACTCATATTAATCCTCCTTAACTTTTTTAAGTTTATAAATTATTCCCATTGAAGAAATTGAGAAGTTATAATTATTTCTCTTTCTTACTGGAAATCCTTTTGAAGGTGCTTCTCCTTCAGTTAATAAGTTAGTATAGTCATTATAACCATCACTTATTCTGACTTTTATAGCCCTTCCTTTTTGTCTAATTTTAAATCTTAATTGTTGAACTGTTTTATTACCTAATCGGTCATATCCTAAAACAAATTCACCTAATGCCTTACTTATATCAATAGTCTCATTACTTTCAATGGTTTCAATATAATAGTAAGTATCATTATCTTCATTATAATAAATAGTGTAGTCTCTTGGTGTTATGATAGCAACATCATCAATACTTATTGTTACATATAATGGTATTGCATGTCCTGTTTCATTTATAGTCTTTATAAATAATTCCTTAAATTTCTTAGTGTGCATTGGATAACCCATATTCATAAAATGTGTTTCTAATGAAGAGATAAAACCTTCGCTATCCTTATGCTTTTGATCTTCACTTAGAAAATCTAAATCACTAAATCTAAATACTAATACTTCCATACCTACTTTATTATATGATTCAAAATCACTTGAATATTCATATTTATACATTGGAACAAATATGAAATCTCCATGTTCATCATATAATCCTGGTGGAAAAATTGAGTAGAATGGTAAAGTCTTTTTCATTATATCTGTATCAACCTCTCTACCTTCATAGACAATACCTGTTTCTGACTCTAAATTATATTCATAGAAAGCTTCTGTTGTTGTGTTATAAACAACCCATGTTTTTCCATCATTCTTTACTACAATATAATTATTATTCATTACAAAAGCTTGAATAACATTATTTAGGTTTAGGTCTCCATCAAGAATATCATCAATCTTTTCAACATTTTCAGTACCTTCTCCTAAATAACCTTGTTTTAATTTATAAATACCATCACTACCTAAGAATAAAAGATTATTACCAACAGACCTTATTGTTCTTCCATTAGGACAGCCTATATAGTCACTTAATGGATAAACACCAAAGTTTTCAGCACCAAAGCCTCCTGTCATTCTTTTAATTCTCTTATTAGTAAATATTGCATAATACTGTCTAAAATAAACAATACCTGTTACTGCTTCTTCACCAGCTTCACTTGCCACATAAATATAATAGTAGTTAGGGAAATAATTGAAAACATCATATTCACTAAAGAATACATATCCATGCCCACCATATAATACTAACTGATTATTTATTACTTTACTATGTGTTGATGAGAAAACAAGATCACTTATCTCTTTTATAGAACCTGTATTGATGTTTTCTTGTACAGCTTTTGTATCAAAATAACTCCTAAACTCATCAGATGTTGTATTCTTAATATACAATTCAAAGCTTTGATCACTATTAATACCTGAACTACAATTAAATATAGTTTTAGTTGATGCATCAACCCATTCACCAGGTAAATCTGCATATGGATTTTTCTCTGCATCCACTTCACCATTATTTGGTCTATACTTTGGTGCTTCTATATTTGTTGCTACTCCTGTATAAATAATATGTATTTGAAAAGGTTTATTATATGGAACACTTGATACTGGTTGCTGATATTGTACACCATCTTTTTCTTGTGTAATACTATAAAATACACCTTTTATCTTATTTGCAGAACCTGTGTTTTCATAATAATTTAGTGGATCATTATGCAAAATATTAAAACCTATTTGGTTCAACTCAATGGCTGTAGGTTTATATAAGTTTTCATTTTCATATCCACCTATCTTAGTTATAATACTTGTTTCACCTGTTTTTCCAGTAACTGCTGTTCTTGTTTCAGGATTTTGTTCAATCTTAATTAAATAATTAGAACCTGTAGCAATATAACTATATCCATTATAATCAGATATATCTAAAGTATTAGCTGATTTATAATCTTTTAAACCTCCAATATATCCTTCTGGTAAATAATCCCATCTACAATGATAAATATTATTAGTATCTTTAAATGGATTCATAGTTGCATCAACTGAGTCCAATTCTAAAGTAGCATTGTAATGACCATTTTCATCATTCTCTATTTTTGTCTCTAAACGACAAACATACAATCCAGGTTTCTTTTCACTTTCAGCACTGCCTTCTATAGTAGTATAAAAGCCTCCAACTGCTATAATACAAGCAAATTCAATTACTCTACTTGTTGTGCTCTCAGGCATTACACCTTCCAATATATCCTCATAATTTTGCATAGCCTCTAAGAAAAATCTGTTCTTTAATAATTGAAAACCAACTATTTTGTCAGATTGAAAAGTGTATTTTATGCCATCATGCGATGTTCCTTCTTTTTTAATTCCTGCAAATACTGTATTATAGAAATCAGTTAATTTTGTTAATACTTGAGATGATGTTTCTCCAAACTTATTTGTTCCTATAATATACTTTGTTGGATCATAGTCTCCATCTACTAATTTCTTAATAAATGCAGCAATATTAGAATTATATGCTCCTGGTCTCTTTGATAAGTATCCCTCTGAAGCATTGTAAAAATTAATTAATTCTTTAAAAGTTTGATCAGAAGAGACATCATCTGCTGTCTTTCTATCAATACCTTTACTAAAATTAGCACTTATACTAAATATTTTTCCTGCATTTGCATTTGTATTTCCTTTTAAAGGTTGTATAATTGCCATTAGTTACCACTCTCCCCAATGTACAGTTACATCACTTACATCAACTGGTATTGCTTTAACAACATCACCTTTGTATTTAGAAGATGTAATAGTGTCTAATCCATTCTCTTTAAAATCTGCTAAAGCACTTATAAATCTATTATAATGGAAATCTCTTGCATCTTTGTCTCCATCATTTGCCATTATTGAATAAGCACAATATGGCTCAAATAATGCAGATACCCAATAACTTGGTATTGCATCATAATAATTACCATCAACTAGAGATTCTTGTTCAAAGAATGGAAGTGCTGTTCCTACTCTTCTATTTACTTCAGAAATACATGCATTTGCAACACCTAAAATATTATCAGATGTTATCTCTTCATCTGTTACATAATTTGCATTTTTTGCAATATCTTGTAAATTCATAATTTCACTTCCTCTCTAAATAAAAAGAGGCTAATTTAATAGTTAGCCTCTTGATTTATTTCTATCCAACATATTCCATACCTAGATAGTCTTGCTTTTTAGTAGCATTTCTTGTTTTTTTATCAATTAGACTTAAAGCTTTCTTTTCAATTTTATCTTTTACATAGATTGCTGCTCCCTCTGGGAGTTTAATTTCGCTTCCATCAAACATAAAATGGATATATAAGCCTTGCCATGTTGATTCAAAACCTTGTGGGTACAAAGCAGCATAAGCTACATCACATTTAAAAGGTACTAATTTATTTCCCTTTATAAGTGATTTTTCTTTTAAAGCTTCTGTTGCAAGTTGTGCATCACTTTTTTGGCTATCTTTAAATATGGTATTTGTAGTATTGGTTGCCATATAAATCTTCCTCCTTATTTATTAGTTTTTATTTATTAGCTTTGAGCTGCATAGATATCAGTTGGTCTTGTTAATGGGTTAGATACAGCATGACAAATAATTGTAGCTGCTACTGGATCTAGTACTTGAGCACCATATCCCATTGTAATCCAACCTAGAGAAGCAATTTGTCCTAAGTTGTCACCTTTCTTAGCTTCAAAACCAAATTTCTTGATTTCAATTCCAGCTGATGATAAGTCCATAACAGCATATGCATTTTCACCAAATACATAAGTGTGGTAAACTTGTACACATTCATAATAGCTTTTGCTAGAAGGGTTTCCACTTGGAGAATCTACTTCAGTGTAAGTGTATCCAGTTGATGCATCACCACTTCTTGTATAATATGTTTTACCAGCTGTTACTGTTGTATCAGTAGATGCATGATAAACTTCTTCAATAACTGGATAGTTATATTCTACAAATCTTAGATTGTATACATCATAACTTTCTAGTCCATTGTCCATAACTGGCTTGTTTGTATTACCAGGTATCATAGCTCTTTGTAAAAGTTTTTGGTCATCTAGTAAGTCTTGCATACCTTCAACTGAAGTGATAACTTTATATCTATTGAATCCAGTTGATTCATGTCCTCTTCTACGAGAAACTTTCATTTGATTAGCTACTAAACGGCAAACATCTAGTGTTAAAATATTACTATTTGTTATAGCTGCTTTACTAGGAGTAGCTGTATTAGCAGGAACAACATAATATACACCAGCATCTTCTTCAATAGCATCACGAGTGATTAACTCTAATGTTTCAGCTGCATGGTTAGTAATTAGTGGTCCATATTCAACTAATAATTGGTCTAAGTTGTAAGATTCAACTTGTCTTGTTACTTCAATGTAAGCACCATAAACAGCAACTGTACCAGTAACAGTTCTAGCACCAACTTTCATACCATCAGGGTTTACACCTTCAGTAATTACATGTCGGTTGTCTGCAACTGGAAGTGGTTTATAGCCTCTCCATTGAACAGTATTTGTTCCAGCATTTCTTTTAACTGATTGCTTTTTACCAGTATTATATAACACATGGTCAGCCATAGCATATGCTAATGCTCTTAACAACACGTTGTTGTCTATTTTTTCATTAGCTAAACCAGGTGCTTGAGTTCTTATACTTGTTAAAGTATTCATTAAAATCACATCCTTCTTTTATTAATTTTTACCTGCCCATATTTTGGCTAGGTCATCAATTTGTTTGTTAATACCTTCGGTATCAACTTTAGAAGTTTGATTTAATGGCAATTCTTTTTTGATAGCTTCTTTTCTTTCTAAATTTTTCTGAACATTTGTTCCTATATAGGAACCAAGTATTCTATTTAGTGCACTCTTTGGTAAATCCATCAAGTACTGATTAGTAATTCCATCTTTTTCAAGATCATTACTTAATTTGTTTACAGCATCTTTAGATAAACTATTATCTGCTATAAAATCTTTTATGTTACTTACTAAAGTCATTTCTTTTGCTTTGTAAGCTGCCTCTGCTTGATCCTTCTTATATTGCTCTTTAAACTCCCTAAATTCAGCAAGTTCACGAGCCATATCTTCAGAGATACCTTTACTTTTTGCTTCAGCTTTAATTTGAGCTTCCTTAGATTTAGCAATAAGTTCATCAACATCTTTCAATCCTGCTTTCTTAGCTATTTCATCTAGCTCTTTTAGTTTTAATGCTTGTTCCTTAGTTTGAACACGCATTTTTGCAAATGCCTGATTTGTTGGATTCAATGCTTCTGAATCATCATTTTCATCTTCTCCTTCATTCTCATTCTCATCTTCATTTGCTTCTTCTTGATCTTCTAATTCAGATAAATCTAAATCATATTCAGATCCTAATTCTGAAGTATCTTCATTAGTAGTTACTTCAGTTTGTGGTGCTTCAGTTGTACTGCCTAAAACATCACCTAATACATTTTCCATATTATACCCTCCTTCACGATTTTATTTTTGGACCTTTCGGTTGGTCACTAAGTATTATGGGAGCTAGTATTAACTCTAACTAAAATATAACATAGATATTTTTAAAAGTCAACAAAAAAGAACATATTTCTATCAGACAAATATGTTCTAGTTTCCAACAATATGAGGAGGTTGGTTGTCATCACATCAATGACAATTATATATTAACATATATTTTTTAGATTGTCAATATACTATAGATATGTACTCCATTTATTAGGCAAGTAAACAGTTTTTCCATCATAAACTATTTTATCCCAATTATAACCATTTGCTTTGCCTACATTTTTACTGATCAATTCACATTTTGTTCCTTTAGGTATAACTTTATATTTTGGATATTTGAATCCAAATCCACCAGTTCTACACCATACATCTGCTGTTAATTGAATATATTTCTTTTCTTTTACTAATTCATTAACTCTATCTTGTACAGCTCTATAATCATAACCTGCTTCAGTTAATCTTCTTTTTCTTTCTTCACCATTTCCCCATTTACCAGCTATAACTTCTTTTGCTAGTTCATCAATAGTTTTTTTAGGTTCTGGTTGTGGTGGTTGATTAGAATAATCTACCCATTGTAATTTTCCATGTTTAGTCCATTTTGCTACATTTTTAACACCATTATAATATCTATTACCATAAATATCAAATTCACTTATAATACATTTTCTAGTACCCCAACCTGTTGTGCATTCAAACATTTTACCTCTTTCAGTTGCTGTTGCTGATTTTATACATATACCTGTGTGATTATATTTTGTACCAACCATACAAGCATATGCACCAGGCACAATTTTACTAAAATCTGTGCTTACATCAGTACAATAATTTAATGCACCATTACAAGTAAAGTCAGGAACTCCATTAGCTTTATAAATGGCACCTCCACGAGCTTTATTTTTATCGCCAGAAAAATTCCATAAAATTCCTTTAACTGATAAAACACAATCCATTCTAAACTTTCCTGTCGCTTTATCATAAGTTAGCCATTGTGAACCACTATAATACTCATTTGGTACTTTATTAACTAACCAGATAAATTTATCTACAAATTGTTGACTTGTAAAAATCTTTCCCATAAATTCTCCTTATTTTTCATCTTCTTCATCACTTTTTGCTTGTGATGTCTTATTTGTTTGGTATCCTATAAAGAAACCAACAGTTGAAGTTGCTATTGTTAGAAATGCCATTACTATTGACTTTGCCATATCTTCATCTAAACTTCTGATTACAACAAATGTAAATGAAAATGACAATACTATTACAATAATTAATGTAATTAAACTTTTTAAATTAAATTTCATGTTCCTCCTCCTTTCATTAATTATTCTTTATTTTCTAATTCTGGTAAACCATTTATTAAAATGTTATCTCTTCCTTGTATTAATTGATTAATTAAATCAGTTTGTTCATCTGCAGCTTGAGTAAATTCATCTGCTTCAGCTTGTTGCTGTGTAGCTGCTATTTGATTATTTAATTCAGTTATTTGTGTCTGATATTGTTCATATACACTAAATATGTTTTCTACTGTTGATAAGTCACCATTATCATCTAATACATCCATTATGCCTTCTTGCATATCTTCTGCACTTATTAATGGTGTTCCATTAGGTGTTATTGTTTGACCTATTTGTAGAATTTGTACTATTAAATCAGCCTTTTCTGCAAATGCTTCTTCAGACATATCACTAAATCTCTTATACATTTCATTATAATTATCTAAGTTAGCTGCTTTTACTAAGTCAGGTACATTAATAACTTTCTTAGGATCTTTATACTGATTTTGCATTTGATATAGTTCTTTTAATAAGTTATATTGTCTATTCTTATCTGTTTTACTTCTACTTGCTAAATCAACATAGAATTCATATTTTATATTTTGATAACTTTCTTTAACTGGTACTTCATTAAATTTGTATTGATTTTTATCTGGATCAGTATCTCTTATATACACTGTATCATTTTTATAGTACCTTAACATAAATGTAACTATCATTCTTGATAATTTCTCAACAAACTTCTCAATTTGTTTGATTACTGGATTATCAATTACTGTTGCACGGTTTATCGCACTTAATGTACCTTCTGCTGTAGAACCTGCTGTTCCTATAGCACCAATATATGTATCAGTTGTTCCAGCATATAATTTAATATTATCTACAAAACTATCTTTGATAGCAATTAAATCTTTATTAATTTGTGGTGGATCCATTTGCTTAACAGCTTTTGTAACGTCACCATTTACTTTCCATACCATACCTAAGGCATTACTTAATTTAGCAAACTTACTTATATCAATTCCACTTTCAGCACTTACTAGCCATCCAGGTACTGTATAGTGCATAGCTATATTATTTGCTGCACTTTCAATTAAGTTAGCAACTTTTTGTGGGACAGTAAGTCCTCTAAGTAGTGGTATTCCATAAGGACTTTGTGGCTCAGCTTCCCATTGGAATGGAATAACTGGAAATTCATCAAATGGATAGTTATCATTTATTTCCATTAGATGTTCCTTTATAAAGTAGTATTCCTTTACTCGTATTGCTTTTACTTTAGTTTTTACTACTTTTTGTCCATCTTCTTGTTCAATTTCCCTGTCTTCTATTTCCTTTTTATACATTGTATAAACATCAAACATCTTATCTGAAGCCTTGCTATAATCTCTTCCTACAAAAATATCTCCACTTCCTGCTGGATCAGATACACCTTCTTTTATATTTAGTTCACTAATAGTTGATAACCACTTAGGTTTATTCTTTTCAATCCATAGTCTTGATTTTCTTGACTTAACAACTATATATTCACATTCATCTATATTACTTGCTGATGGATCTAGATATACATTACTTGTTTCAAGTTGCTCTAATACAATAGCACCCTCTCTTTTTGTTAAAGTACCACCAATTATCTTTGATGGATCATAATTTACAAGTACATATCCATTATCACAAATTGCACCATATTTAACTACATATTCTACATAATCATCAGCACTTAATCGGTTCCATTCATTTCTATATAATACATTTAAGTTTTCTATATCTTGTATGTCATTTGGACTAATAGGTTTTAGTTCTCCCCAATATTTTTCAGAACATAGACTTCCTAATCTTATGTCTACTGCATTTTTTAAGTGATTTATATCACTTCTTAATAAAAATGGTGAATCTACTTTGTTTTCTGCTAACATCCAATGCAAACCTTCATAATGAGCCATATTTGTAATATACTCTTTATCTCTTTGTGATTGCCTAAATGTAATAGCTGATGATACTAATTCATATAGTTTTTTCTCTTTCTTTTGAAATTCTTCATCTCTATAAACATCCATGTTTTACCTCCTTACTTATTCTCACTTTTGAGTAAGTCATTGACATATTCCTTTTGAAATTCAGGTACCCCAGCTATAGAAAAGTCACTTTCTTTGTTGTCTTTTTTTGGAATTCCTTCTTTTAAAAGCTTTTCAA